TATGGCTCTGCTTTCGTCTGTATAGTACAGACCAGGGTACACGGTACGCATCAGGGCGCCATTGCCTGCGCTTCTGTTCCCGTTCTGCTGCGCTGTCAGCTGTGCTGCCTGCTCCCATAGTTCATATGGTGCCAGGCCCTTGCAATTTTTCAGTTCCGGCCGTCTCAGCATCATCTGCAGTGCGTTTGTGATCGCGCTGCGGCAGGTGCCGCCTATATCTTTCGGGCCACCCATGGCCCACTCTGCAAAGTGCTTGCCCGCCCACGGCTCCGGATTATCCGGGTGCATTGCTATGCCCAGGGCTGCTGCGATTGTCATTTGCGTGTCGTCGGTAACTTCTCCCGGCTTTACGTTCAGCCATCCGCCGCCGATCATTTCTTTCACGGTTCCGTACTTGTGCTGGATTTCCTTTGCGTTCATAAATTCCAGCGGGGCGCCCAGTGCGTCCCCTACTGCTACACCAAATAATGCGCCGCCGATTTTGTTTGCTAAATTCGTCATAACTTTGCCCTCCTATGCGATTCTTTCAAATTCAAAAATACCAATGCTTGCAATAAAAGCCTTTGTTGTCCGGAGTCCGGTATTTACCTGCTGCCCGTCAACATACTGGCGTAAATAGTAGCCGCCTACCATCTTTACGACCTCCCATGTTTTCTTGCTGTTGTACCGGTCCCGGTACCATTCTCTTTTTACCATGCCGCCCTCCTCAATCAATAATACCGTTGCAGTTCTCCGTTAATCAGTTCCCACTGCCATCCCATGCAATCAAACCGGATATAATTATAATCACTTGAACAGTATACTGGTTTGCGTTCCCACGTTCCGCTCTCGCGCAATCGTCTGTACTTGTTTACCTCGTAACTATTTGCCTTGTCCAGTATGAGTATATTTTCCGGTGCAAATCCACACTCTGTATACAAAAACTTTTCTGCTTCCTGAACTGTAAGGCATGTACCTATTTTAGCAAGTTCTTCATAGTCCTCCTGGCTCATTCCTGTGCCAGCGTTTTCTGCGGGTTTCCATTCAAGCTCACGATCCAACTGTTCGCGCATTTTTTCAACCATAATCTGTGCGCCTTTCATTTGCTCTTGCCAAACTCTGCGCTCTTCCAGAATCTGTTTTTCCAGATCTGCAATTTTTTCTGCCCGCTGGCGTGTCAATCGCTGGATTCCTCCGTCCTTAACCCATGCCTTGCAAAATTCATCCTTTGAGCCATCAAAACTGTAATATTTTTCTTCAATGGCTGCGTATTCCGTGGCCGTCGGCTCAAATCCCGTGCGGTCAACAAATTCTCTAATCATCATAATAGCATACCCCTTTCCGGATCCGGCAGCTTACGCTGCCAGCTCCTGCACATACTCCATACCCTCAAAGCTACAAAAGCCGCCAGCATCCAAAATGCTCTGCAGTGCTCTCTTGCCACCGCATGGGATATACGGTATTAAAATACCAAACTCGTCACGGTCTGCACTAAAGGCAACCCAACCTTTGCCCGGTTCGTACAGCGCCCAACCTGTTACCACGCGGCTGATTTTCTTGGTTCCAAAATGTGTATTTCTTAATCTTTTAATCTGCATATCTCATGCCCTCCACTTTCTTATAATCTGGTATACATCCATGTTATCTGTGTAAACAGTTCCTGCAGCATATCGCAATATACATTGTCAAACTCTGCAACCTCAACAACTTTATCAGGTACCCATTCAAAAGTTTTCTTGTTCAGGTGGCCTGGTGTGTACTTATAAAAGTGCATCCGGTATGTGTCTGTTGCCTCGTCAAGGGTAACTGTCAGGCGGTTTGCCTTGCTGTGGTTCTTTGCAAGTGTCATTCTCAGGCTGTTGCCGTCTGCCAGGTAATTCTTTGAACCTGTCATTGCTGTAAATCTCTGGCCGCCTAACTGCTGTAAAATCGTTTCTGCTACACTCATTTTTGTTTACCTCCGTATCTCTTTCAACTGTCTATATTATAAACCAATGGTGGTTTATAATCCATAGACCGAATAGACAAACTTTAGTGTAGTGAAGTGTACGAAAAGGATACAGAATAGACAACGGTTTTCGGGCACAAAAAAAGAGGGTGGTTTTCTCAGTTTCAGGCGTTGGCCTGTCCCCTTGAAAACCCCCTCTTCGGCGCATTTTACACTATATTTTTATTTCTGTAAATCCCGGAATAACAGACAAAAAGTCATGCCAAAAAGATACAGAATAGACAACGGGCTTATTATACCCGTTTTACATAGTCCAGACTGATCCAGCCGGCTCCGGATTTCAGGCGGCCCCACTTGGTTGCTCCCTTTCCGTTTGCTTCCTCAACAATGGTATAGGTTCCTACTGGAATATACTGTGTTTTGGCGTAGCCGGTTCCTGGGCCTGTCCGGATGTTCAGGTCCGTAATTTCAACGCGCACCTGGTACGGCTGGAATGCTGCCGCTGGATAAACCTGCTTGCCGTTCCAGTCGAACACCTTATAGCCTTTGTTCTGATCAGCGCACGCTTTGGCGTTGTCATAGTTTTCAAAGGCTCCTTTCTGGCTTGCTGCATCCGCCCAGGTCTTGCGGACTCTGTAATATTTCTTTGCAGTAGTTGGCTGTGCCGGTGTTGCTGGTGTGGCTACTGCACCGCTGCCGATTCTCTTTTTAAAGTCGTTCCATGCGCTTTCAGATCCGCTTGCGGAGTTCCATCCGTACACGCCAGGGCATAACTTGCCGTTTACATCAAAATGGCGGATGACTCTGGAAGCCGGTACCCCGTACAGCTTCATGAGGTACTTGGTCAGTTCCACTGCACTGTCAATGGTTGCCTGTTCAAAATACCAGTCTTTGCTGTTGGCGTTCTTGTTTCCTTTGTTTCTTACGCACATTTCAATGGACACGCTGTTGGCGTTTCTGGCCACGCCGTACAGGCTGCCGCCATAGCTGGACTGTTTTCCGCCGCCTACGGCCCAGCAGTAACGGGCTTTCGGGTTCGGGTTATACTGCCACTTTTCGCCCTCGAAGCCGACATAAAAATCAGCGCTTGCCTGTGTCGTGCTGCGCTGATTGTAATAGTCAATATTGTTCTTTGCGGTACCTGTTGCACCTACATAGTGGATAACAATGTACTCAATTTCTCCGCTACGTGGGCTTGTGTTGTGTGTTCCGAAGTTCGGGTTCTGGTTAATTTTCAAGTTGCTCACTCCTCCCTTTGTTGCCTGATCGTATTTCGTCAAATTGTATTTGTTGATAATACTCAGGACTTTGCTTACATACTTTGTATCTGTTGCATATCCGCCTGCCTTAATGATTCCGATAGCTTTCGCCGGATCCGTTTCTCCTTTCAGGCCTGCGTAACGCTTTTTGTTTCCGTTCATGGCGCCCAGTAAATATGCGCTGTGATCTGCCACGCTATCTGCAGCACTTGCATATTTCCGGAAATCTGCTGTAATTGTGTAGGCGTTTCCGTTCGCGTCCTCTTCTCCGGTCTGCTTCCGGTACTTGCTTACGCCGTCCCAGGTGCTGCCTGGCCAGGTGTTCCCGGACAAGCTGCATTTCATCCCAAAAAAGTTGTTTGCATTTCTGGCCAGCTCCGTGCTACCGTAACCGGATTCCAGGATTGCCTGCGCCGTTGTTACTGAAGCCAGTACGCCGCTTTTCGCCATGTCTGCCTGCGCCAGTGGCCCCATAAAGCTGATAAATTCCTGCTCTGTCATGTACGTCCCTCCCATAGGAAAAGGCGACCTTACCGGCCGCCCTGCGTGTTGTTATCTGTTCTTTTCAGCTGTGCAATGGCCTGAATTACTTTGTCATATCCGACCATGGAAGCAAGCCAGGACAGCAGCACAAGCGCGATTAAGTATACGGCCATCTTGTCGTTGATCTGCGTCTCCGTCAAAACCATATACCCGGCGCCTACCAGGGCGGACAGCACTACGGCCACGCCGCCGGCCAGAAAATTAGAGTGGTACTTCACTGTCATTTCATCCAGCAGCTTCTTAATGCCCTCGGTAAACAGTCCCGTGAAAATAGATACGATCATCAGTCCCAGTAAAAAAATTTCTAAAGTCATGCTTTTCTCCTTATCCGATACCCTCTCCGGTATCTGTGTTATTTTCCGGCTCAAAGTCGGCCGGATCGTCAGTTTCTGCCTGTCTTATGTTCATGTCGTACACAATGCCGCCCTTGGTGTTCTCTTTTGCGGATTTCTGTGCATACGCCCAAAACACCCCAAACATGGCCGCCGGTACGCCGATCAGTGCG